GTCATCCCCGTAAACAATCAGAGGAAAGTTCCTCGGTTTGTACTGAAACTTGACGCAGGTCATAAGAGCCCCGTAAGAAAGTGCGCCGACAACTAGGCTAAGCACGATAAAAGTTGTGCCGTCTCCCATTTGGCCATAGCTATAACACATGTGTGTCGTAGTTGTGCCATCGGGATGTTTGATCGTAACTTCTTCGGCTCGTAATTCAGACAAGAGTTCAAATAACTCAGGCGGTAACAGCAATTTGCAGAGATCGACAGACACCCAGTCCGAAGCAGCCGAAAGATCGACTGTGGACCAGAGTCCATGGATAGACGACAAAATTGCCCTTAAAGAAGGCTGAGTCTGATCCAATAAAGGAAAGATCGTGCTGAAAAACGGGCTTTTAGAAACGTTGTTACGGATCCCGGTAGCTATGCAACTTTGTACATAAACAAAGTCAGTATGCATTTTGCCAATGAGACGAGCTTTACGAGTAGTTTTCGCAACAGCAATCATTTTAGCTGTGCGGCGCTTGTAATAAGGGAGGCTAGTAAAACGCAATGCAGGTGTCATACGTCCCTTGAACCCGTAATCGGGCGGGAAGGTAGCACCAATGGGCGAGACGTGATGGCATCTGCCATCATCGTTGTCGAACAGATTGTCGTAAAATGGTAGTCTGAACTGCTGGGCGGAGATATCTCTCGCTAAGTCCAAGGCCAAGTCGTTCGAGTCCAAAGGTCCTGGGAAGAAACTTCCAGGGTTAATGACGTGCTCGCGAAGGATTTGCGGGTTAACACCTTGTAAATTCTCTCCTGGGCCAAACGAGCCGGTAGTGAAATCAGCACCGGCGACGGCGTCAGCGATAAATGCTCTAGCGTATGGCAGTGCAGGATGATCGGCAAGTTTGGCGTAAAAACCAGACATGCGGCGATCCTTAAGCACCTCTTGTACAGATAAGAACGCACCGAATGACGCTTCCTTCATCTCGGCAGTGGGCTCGGCTTCAAACTTTTTGAAGCAGAGGCAAACTTGGAGGATGTGGCGAACGATCGCTGCATATACTTTCCGCTCATCTTCACCGTGGTGCTTAACCACACCATCTGAAGAGAAAATGACTGCTAGATCCGAACCGAAAAATTTGGGGAGGACCGAACCTTGTTTCCTATGGAAACCTTGAAAGGGTTTGGATATGTAACCGTGGTCTAGAGAGACCATGAGATGCTGAGCGAACGCTTCCAGTGCACGGGTAAAACCGGGACCTTCGGAAGCGAAACGTTGTCTAACGACGCGGCGCTCATAAGAGTGGCGAGCATCGGGAAGTAAGTCGAGGGTTGCATGTAATATGTACTCACTCATTTGCTGTCTCCGAGAGGTTTCAGATAGTACTGACTTCCGAGTTAGGAAATCTG